CCTCCTGGAAAACTACCTGCGCAGCCATCTATGGCCTCTGCCGCTGGTACGCTTCCCCTTATGACACGGTGGTCATCGGAACCAGCACAACCTTGGACGGATTGCGCAGGAGACTCTGGAAAGAAATCACCCGCTATTACAGGCTGTGCCCCGCCATCGGCAACCCCGTCCAGTCACGAAATTGCATCCAGTACCGGAAAGGTCATGACGATGCGGGTGTCTTTGGCCTTGCCACCGATAAGGGTGAGATCGATAAAGCTATCGGCAAAATAATCGGCTTCCACGCCAGGCATATCATCGTGATTGTGGACGAGATGCCATACACGCCGGAGGCAATCGTGGAGGCTTGCGTCAACCTTGAGACTGGCAGCGAATTCTTCCAGTTTATCGGCCTGGGAAACGCGGATGATCACCTCGATCCTCATGGAAGGATGTGCGAGCCTTTAGCTGGCTGGGATTCTATTTCACCGGAACAAGACCTCTGGGAAACTAAAAGGGGCGTTTGTGTGCATCTTGATGCCATTTCTTCACCAAATGTCAAGGCAGGTCGTCCCATCTACCCTGGACTCGTTAGGCAAAGTGACATCGACACAACAGCCGAGATCTATGGAATAGATTCCCCGCAGTTCTGGCAGATGCGTAGAGGCTTCTGGCCTCCGGAAGGGATACAGAAAACCGTCCTCTCAAGCGCAATGCTCCAAAAGTTTTCAGCCCAGAAAGACCCCATTTGGAATACCTCCTTTACTCTCGGAGCGGCCCTGGACCCCGCCTTTGAGGGAGGTGACCGCTGCTGCTTACGCATAGGAAAGTGCGGTTACATGGGAGACAAACTTGTCCTGGGATTTTCCGAGACTATCTTCATCAAAACCCATGTCTCAAAAGACGATCCAGTCCATTACCAGATCGCTCGACAAGTCAAGGAAATCTGCGTCGAACGCTCCATCCCTCCCCGCATGTTGGCTCTTGATTCAACGGGGGAAGGCGGGGGACTGGCATCTATCATTCAACGTGAATGGAGTCCAGAAATACTGCTTGTTGAATTCGGGGGGCGCGCATCGACTCGCCCCGTTAGTGGCACGAATCTTAAACGGGCAGACCAGGAATACCTCAACCGAGTAACAGAACTCTGGTTCCAGTTCAGGGTCTTAGTCGAAAACGGCCAGGTGCGCGGACTGGACAACGAAACCGCATCAGAGTTCTGTAGGCGTTGGTGGGAAATGCGCGGGACCTATATCATGGTCGAACCCAAAGCAAAAATGAAAGAGCGCACCCGTAAAAGCCCAGACCTGGCCGACGCTGCCGTTGTCCTGGCGGAACTTTTCCGTGACCGGATGAACATCATCAAGAAAGCCGCTCTCTCTCTTCCAACCGACAGCCGCTGGAAAAAGTTCGTGGCCTCTCACCAGCTTGAAACCGATTATGCTGGCACTTCAAGCTAGAGAAGTTCCTCCTGAAGGGTTCCGGTGGACCTGCCCCGATTGCGGCTACCAGATCCAGAACATCGACAAGGCCGAGTGGCTCTACCGCGCACAGCAGCATGTGAGCAGTAACCATGGCGAAGTCCCATTCGATCTCCTCTCCAAAATGGAAGATCAACTCTGCCAGACTCTACCTCCAGGATGGTGTCTCTACGATGATGAGAAACGGCCCAGGCCATCTTTTGCGCTTTCCTGGGACGACCTTAAAAGCGGCCTCTCCACTTTTGCGCGGTGGGCTACGGCTGGATTTCCGGTTGTGGATCAGGCGGAGGCCGAGCGTCGAGCGCGAATCTGCGTCAACTGCTATCTCAACACACACGTTCAAGGTTGCGCGAACTGCCGTAGAATGGTTGAAGAGATCCTGCCTACCAAACATACCCCGCTTGATCCATCCTTGCGAGCTTGCTCCGTCTGCAAATGTATGCTCAAGAAAAAAATTTGGTTTGACTTGAAAGTGTTAAAGGATTCTTCTAGCGATGATCACCGGAAAATGTACCCAAGCTTTTGCTGGATGAAATGAACGCGCAAGCAGCCGCCGCTCCCTCGCCCAATGCTCCCATAAGTTACACCATCGAGGAAGCCGCCGCTGTAGCGCACCTCGCCATCGCACTTTCCCCAACTTCCACCGTTGAATCGTACAACATCTCCGACGCGGTTAAACTCCTGGACCTGGTACGCACCGAGATGTCAAACCAGAATACCCCGAATTAAACCATGGATTTCCTTTTCCGGATCGACATCGGTTATGAACCACAAAGGGGGTTCATCGCGGTCTGCCAGGACATCAAGGCCAACCAGACCAATGCCGGTAAAGCTCATTCGATCCGTGAACTGATGCGGCACGTTTCACAGGTGATCTGCAACCAGGAACAGGCAAACCGCCGGTTCCCTCTTGAAAGCGGCCCAGCCATCATCATACCTAACAAGGCCGAGCAGAACATTTTCGGCATCCAGCCGCCGGATAACAACGGAGAATAACAAGCTCTATACAACGCCTTGCCACACTCGATCCAGACACCGGTCTTAGGCCGCTCTCGCGGATTGGCAATTCGTTTAATGCCCGTCAGTTGGTCCAACGGCTCAAGTACGAGGACCAGCAACGTCTGTTTCGTTACACTAAAGTCCAGGGACTCCTGGACGGTAATCCTCCTTGGAGTAGCCAAAAGCTCCGCGACCTAGGCCAGGGGCACCGCGCCAATTTCAACCTGCGCGAGGGGGAGGGAATTGTCGATGCGGCCAAGACCCCATACTACGACCTCATCTTTGAAGTGCCTGAGTTTGCCAATATCGTGGTCGAATTCCCTGGGGCCGAGCCGTTCCAGAACCAGGAGTGGAGCAACGTGTTCATGGAGGAATACTACGAGGCCTTGTGCCGGTGGCATGGCTTTGACCGAATGGTCCAGCTTCATCAGTACCAGATGATCGTTAACGGGGTTGGCCCAGTCTTTTGGCCACACTCTATCGGGTGGCACTCTGAAGCCCTGAAAGCTCGCAAAATGATGGTGCCACAGGAAGCCTGGGCCAGCGTCGATGATTTGGAACTGGTAGTGATCCTTCACCAGTACCGCGCAGATGAACTGGAGAGTTTTATAGCAAATGAAAAAGCAGCAGAAACAGCCGGTTGGAACGTTGACCTCGTTAAGCAAGCCATCATCGATTCCGCTAAACATGAAATGCGGAGCGAATGGGGTGTTGAAAATTTCGATCTCTATCAAAGAGCTATCCGCTCCGGTGACCTTTTTTATGGCATTGACCGAAGTGATCGAATCTTTGTGGCAAGCATGTTTATCCGAGAATTCGGAGGAAAGATTTCCCATTACATGCTCACCGATGCTTACATTGAAAGCGAGAAATACCGGCAACCAACAGTCCCCGATCCCCTGGACGAATTCGGGTACCTGTTCAAAAAGAAAAACCGATTTGAAGAATTCTCCCAGGTAATCTGCCCCTTCTTCTTCGATGTGGGGCCGGATGGCACCTGGCATACCATCAAAGGCCTGGGACCGAAGATTTATGATTTCTGCGATGTATCCAACCGGACTTTCTGCCAGATGCTGGACGGGGCGGTCATTGGGAGCGGGGTCACCCTGGAAGCCCAGGATGCCAACGCGCTAGAGGAAACACAGATCGTCCAGATCGGCGGAGCCACGGTGGTCCAGCCAGGTTACAAGGTGGTCCAGACCAGGATCGCAGAAGCCCTCAACGGGGCCATGTCAATGCGAAGGGAACTTCAAAACACCCTCCAGCAAAACACGGGGAGTTACCGGCAGCGCGTGGCAGGTGAACGCGAGATGCAGGAGCCAACCCTAGGGCAAGCACAACTCAACTGGCAAGCGCAAGGAACCTTGACCAAGGGTGCCATCAACCGCTACTGCAACCAGTTTGACCGGTGGCACCATGAAACCTTGCGCCGACTCATGGATCCACGCCAGTCCAGTTCGATCCCTGGCGGAGAAGAAGCCCTCCGGTTCAAGGAGCGGTGTTTACGCAAAATGCCTCCGGAAGTTTTTTCGTTCGATAATGTGCTGAAAGTTTCTGCGGTAAGAAGCCTGGGATACGGCAGTCCTCAAATCCGCGACATGGCCACGAAAGAATTGATCCAGTTGATTCCGTTCATGGATGAGGTATCTCGGAATCACGCGCTGCGCATGAGGGCTGTCGCACTCCCAGGGATCGGGCAAGCTAACGTTGATTCCGTGTTCCCAGACATCTCCAAACGCGGGATACCGAACAACCACACCTGGGACGCTTCAATGGAAAACAACGCGCTCCGCACCCTGGGCGAGAAAGTGCCAATCGTCCCAGGTCAGAATCACGCAATCCATTTCGATACTCACATGCAGGATC